AAACAACATCTTTGAGCTATTATAATGGCAACCAATCAACTCTATGGAACAATAGAACTGATGGGAGCAGAGGTACATTATATAATGGCTGGGGAGCTAGAATAGATGAAGACCAAGTTAAATATAACGAAGCATTCGAGAAAATGCAAAAAGCTAAAGAATCATTTCAAGAAGGCACTCTTAGCGAGAAAAAGCTAAAGAAAGCTGAAAAGAAATGGGAAAAGTTCGAAGACGAATACTACGGAGTTATATAATGCTTAGGTATCTTAGAAATAAAGACCTCATTAATCAATCTTTACTTGATGAAGTAACTATAATAGGGGCTGGTGGAATAGCATCAGCCCTTGTTACTATATTAGCTCAAATGGGATTTAAGAAGTTTCACATTTGGGATGATGACAAACTGGAAGAACATAATTTAAGCACAACAGCTTATCCTGAAACATTTTTAGGAGAAAATAAAGCATCTTGTGCTAGAGCATTTATATATCAATTTAATAAAGAAGCAAAAGTTGATATACATGTTAGAAGATGGGCTCCAGGAGATTATTTATCTGATATAGTACTATTAACTCCAGATAACATGGAAACAAGGTTAGATGTCCATATGGATTGGAAGAGAAATACTAATAGAAGAGCTCTAATCGATATGCGTATGGGCGCACTAACCATGGAAGTTATTTCAGTGGATAAAGATAATGATAATTTTGGTAAAACTTGGCAACCAAGTAACAAAATATCAGATGAGGCGTGTACTGCAAAGCACACAATCTTTACTGCAAATGTAGTTGCAGGGCTAGGTGCAAGTCAGCTATTTAATGTCTTGCATAATAGGTCTTACTGGCAGTATATTAGGCAGTCGTTGGCACCTCTTTCCTTCGGGAGAGAGTATCCAATTAATAAAATAAATAATGAGGTAGAAAATGGCATTAAAGAAAGTCAAAAGAAAACCCGTGTCAATAAATCCAGGCATACTCCTCTTGTACGGACCACCCAAGGTCGGCAAGACAACTATGTTAAGCAATCTTAAAGATTGTCTGATTATTGATACAGAAAGTGGAAGTAGCATGATAGAAGGCTATATACACACGATAAGTAACAGGCAAGAACTTATTAACCTCGTTAAAGAAGCTAAAGATGGGCACGATTACAAATACTTTGCTGTAGATACTATAGATAAAGTAGTAGACTGGGCTGAGAAAGCTGTATGTTTAGAGTATGAAGTGCCTTCTATAGCTGATTTATCGTTTGGTAAGGGCTATGCATTAGTTAGGGAAAAAGTAATGAATACAATCCATAATCTAAAGGATTGTGTCGACCATTTAATTGTTGTAGGACATAGAAAAGTAGCTAGAGCAATAATAGATGGTAAAGCAATAGTAGAACCTGAAAGTCTAGACATCACAGGAAAACTAAAGAATATGATAATGTCTGATTGCGATGCAATTGGATATGTACATAGAGAAGAAGAAGAACTGATGGTGTCTTTCAAATCTAACGAAGCCGTAGAGGCTGGCAGTAGATGTGAACACTTAAAAGGTCAAATAGTTAAATTCGATTGGAATAACATATACAAGAAGGAGAAGTGAGTCTATGGCATTAATTAAACCTACAACAAGCGATAAACAAAGTGTAAATTATTATGGAATTTGTGATATCGCAGTATTAAACTTTCAAGATAGAAGCCCTCAGTATGATTGGGCTGATATTTATTTAGATATAACTGTAAAACAAAAAGGCAGTGATTATACAAAATCAATTAGATTAGCTGGCTCTCTAGATAAAGGGCCTGATGGTTCTGTTAGTGGAGGTTCTGTGCTTAATCGATTATATCATTTGTTTGATATATTAGGAGTTAAAGCAGGGATAAACGCTAAAGGTAGCTGGGAAACAGAAGATGGCCAAGCTATTGAAAATATTGCTAATTATCTAAATGAGAGCTATGCAGAAGGTATTGATAGCTCACCAACAAAGTTTCCTTTCCTAGCTTATGTTTATAAAGAAAAACCTAAGCAAGTAGATGGGAAAGTGTACACACGAGTTCACCATAAAATCAATCTTAATTCTGTCGAAGGCAGAAAAAAGCTTGAAGATGACATGAACTGGTTAAGAGAAAAAGGATACCTCAAGGAAGCTCCTTTGGAAAATAAAACAGTTCAAGATAAAACCATGGAAGAATTAGAAGAAGTATTTGGCTCTGATTCTCTAGGTAATATGTAGTGAACTATATCGAGATAGCGCAAGGGAGTCCGAGAAATCGAGGCTCCCTTATTCTCAAAAAAGACTTACTAAAGTATATAAGACCAGAAACACCGTTATTCAGAAGCATTTATCTTTATGATAAAGAAGCTTATGATTACGCACAAAATAATAATGGGCTAAAGAATTACTTTGGTAAAAGAAGTATTGACAATGTCATCCTAGACATTGACAAAGGAGATAGTTCTAATGAATACACTAGGCAAAAAGCTGTTGCAATGGTGGTTAGGCTTGAGGAGTTTGATGTTTCGCATAAAGCAATCCAATGTTATTTCTCAGGCAGTGGCTACCATATTAGCATCCCTAATAGCTGCTTCAATTTTACTGCTTCTGATAATATTCATTATATTGTTAAGAACACTGTAAGCAAGATATTTCCAGAAGTAGATAGCAGCATATTTATGAGAACAGGTATTTATCGTGTTGCTCATACAATAAACAAGAAAACTAACCTCTATAAAATACCTATTGAAGTAAAAGAGTTATTTGATACAGATATAGATATTCTAGAGTTAGCTAAGAAACCTAAATTGGGTTATCCTTATCAAGAGAGAGTTGGTAATTCTGAACTTGAACAGTATATTATACATGAAGCTCCAAGAATAGAGCAATCAAGAAAAGTTACAGAGCCAACTGATATTGTTCCTTGTGTCCAAAAAATGTTAAAAACTGGACCACAAGAAGGTAATAGAAATCAAACTCTTATGAGAATAGCGTCTCATTGTGCTAGACATGGTATCCCTTCCGAATTTGCGAAGGCAATGATACTTCATTGGAATAATAATAGTTTAGATGAAAATGAAGTAATAGAAAAAGTGGAATATACCTACAATAGAGGCTATAGATATGGATGTCAAGACTCGATAATGCATGAGTATTGTCAAACTCGATGTATCTATTTCAAACGAAAAGACTATCTTATAGATATAAAGAATGCAGATGATTTACAAGAAGATTTAAAATCTAGATTAACAACTGATTTTAGTGGTAAAACAATAAATATTGCTAAGATGTTAGGACTTAATATAGACTGTGAAATATATCCTGGAGAATTAGTTACTATATTTGGACCAACTGGTTCAGGTAAGACTACATTCGCACAGAATCTTGTATTAGGAGTTGACTTCAAAAATGATAAAATAGACATAGAAAACCAAATACCTTGTTTATATTTATCATTAGAGTTATCTGCATGGTATATGCATAGAAGGAATATGCAAATAGTTAGTGGTTTAGATAAAGAACAAGTAACAAATAACTTTGAACAAATCTATGACCTTCATAAGGAAAAGATTAATCATTTAGTTATACAAACTGTTGCTCCTTCTTTAGACCAGATACAGCAGAAGATTAGAGAAATACAACCAGCTATAGTAGTCGTTGACTATATCGATTTAATAAGCACAAATGGACGTTATATGGGTGAATATGAGCAAATTAAACAAGTTTCTCATTACCTGTCTAATCTAGCTGTTAATATGGACATAATAATAATACAGATAAGTCAGGTGAGTAGGGATTACAGCCGAAACGAAGCATTAGATTTGTACGCAGGTAAAGGTAGTGGTGCAATAGAGAATGCTAGTCGTAAAGTAATTGGCTTAAATGGACAAGCAAATGAAGATACAAAGAAAATTGGTATGTATAAAAATACTGATGGTGAATTGTTTGATACAGAGCTTGTTTGGCAGCCTTCATTTAGATTTAGGAGGGTAAATGATTAAACCAGGCTTATTAATGTGGGTATACAAAGATGAAACTATGTTTTACGTACGCTTTCTACACTTATTTGGATTTGGAATAGAATCGATAAATGGGAAAATAGGAATAGGTAGTAGGATAACAGTCGGAATACATAAGTTGGAATTTGGGTTTCACATAATTAAAAGAAGAGGTGAATATGTCAAGAGAGTCGAAAACGAAAAGAGTCCTCAGGCATCTGCTTAGCGGACTAGAGCTAACTCCAATGGAAGCTTATCGAAGCTACCATACAATGAGATTAGGAGCAATAATTCAT